GTGAATCTGTTTTGTTGTTAAGGAAATCTAAATATGGGTTTCAGCATTTACCTGAGTGGATGTTGGAACGTGGTCCTAAGTCGTTGGTGGAACACCAGCAGAAAATGGGGTTTGATAATGGTTCACAGATTACTTCGATGCCTTCAGCATCCGATCCTGCAAGAGGTGAGTCGGCTTCGCTGGTTGTGGTTGACGAATGGGCGTTCCTTCCAAATCCTGAGGAAGCGTGGGCTTCTATAGAACCTGTCGCTGATGTTGGTGGTCGTATTATCGGCTTATCTACTGCTAATGGGTCTGGGAATTTCTTTCATCAACTTTGGGTAGGTTCTGAAACTGGTACCAACAGGTTTGAACCAATGTTTTTTCCTTGGTCTGCTACTGAGGACAGAGGTGAATCTTGGTATCAATCTAAAAAAGAATCTATGTTGGCGTGGCAGTTGGCTCAGGAATATCCATCTTCTCCTGAAGAGGCGTTTATTAAGTCAGGTAACCCTGTGTTTGATTTAGACATTTTGGAAGATATGGAAAAAAGCATGGTTGAGGCAGGTCAAATGGGATATTTACGTGAGCCTACTCCGAGGGTTATAGAATTTAGGAAAGATGCTTACAGTTTGGCGTGAGCCTGAGTTAGAACACATTTATTGTTTAGGGGTTGATACTTCTGAGGGTTTAGTTCACGGCGACTATTCTTGTGTTCAAGTGTTAGATGTGCGTACTGGTGATCAGACTGCAGCATGGCATGGTCATATTCCTCCTGATGAATTGGCACATGAGGTGTTTATGTTAGGGTTGTGGTATAACGCCGGTTTGTGTTGTGTCGAATCTAATAACCATGGTTTAACTACTATCACGCAGTTGCGTCATTTGGGTTATCCTAACATTTTTCGTAAAAGATCATTAAATCAGGCTACTTCTAAGATTTCTCAAGAGTTTGGTTGGAAAACTACTAGAACCACTAAACCTTTGTTGATTGATGATCTTGGTATGGCTTTAAGAAACAACGAGTTGAAGATCCATGACAGGTTTACTTTGGCTGAGTTACGCACTTATGTGCGTAATGAGCGTGGAACTATGTCTGGTAGCCCGCATGATGACCGTGTTATGGCTCTTGCGATGGCTAATCAGATGCGCCAGTATGCGTTTATGCCTGAATTTACGCTTAAACAGGACGAATATTGGACTGTTAATTGGTTTAGAAATTTGCTTCCTTCAGTGGAAAAACCTGAAGAAGAGCAGATGCAAATAGGGCAAAACACGGTACGTGGGACACTTTAATTGTATCTTATAGAGACTTTAGGAACCTAGGAGGTTCAAATGGCAAGATTCGTTTCGCACACCAGTGCTAGTCAGAATGTTGATGGCAAAGGCACTACAGGCGGTAACAATGTAATGGAGCGTGGTGGCTCTGTTGTGGCTAACCCTATTTGGGAACCGACACAACCTAATTCACCTCGTCAACGTTTTGATAGCCCGAAGTACGCTAATATGACTGGCGGCTACGGAGAACAAACTGTTCGTGATACTCCATTTAATCAGCATGGTACAACAGGTAATGTAGAACCTTCTGCACCACAACCCGATTTGGCTGGACATAACGCTGCACCACATACAAAGCGTCCATAGACGTGGCGGTCCTCCCTCGTGGGGCGACATACGAAGATTTTTGCATCTACGTGCAAGATTTTCGGGGTCCAGTGTCGGAAACGGAACTGGATGAATTATGGGAACGTCGTCAAAAACTACTTGGCATCAAATTCGTAACTGGAGCAGTCTCCCGCTCACGGTTACCGCTAGACGAGCAGCATTTGACTTTGAACGAAAGAGAAAACAAACTAATCGCCGAAGCCAAAGCGCAAGGGCGTAGCATAGAGAAAGTTTAATGGCACGTAAAACAAGAGCGGAACAACATGAAATAATCCTGCGTAAGTTGGATTCATGTGCGCGTTGGCGACAAGAAATGGGTTATGACTCTGTTTGGCAGAGGATGATCGACTTATACAGAGGGAAGCATTGGCCGCGTGTCACTGCTACAGAAGATTTGGTGGCTGTTAATCTTGCCTTTAGCACCGTCAATGTTATCGCTCCGTCTGTTTCGGTCAACCACCCTAAAGTGGTTGTCACTCCTAATGATCCTGAGAATAGCGACAGGGCTGCTTTTGTTGAAGCAGTTATCAATCATGTTTGGCGACATCACGATTTTCGTAAGCCTTTCCGTCGTTCCGTTAAAGATTTTCTTATTTTCGGTCACGGTTGGATAAAAGTAGGTTGGCAGTTCCTTGAACAGGAACGCACTCTCGGTGAGGAAGAACGAGAGGATATGATCAATGAAGCCAATTTAGAGGCTGATGCTTTTGCTATGGCTAATCCTGAGTTTGCTGGCGAGGTTCCCACGGATGAGGAGATCGCTGCGAATATTACTAACACAGCGATGATGATCGTTGAAGATCAACCTTTTGTGGAACGTATCTCTCCTTTTGACATGTTTGTTGATCCTGAAGCGACTTGTTTAGAGGATGCTAATTGGATCGCACAAAGAATTGTGCGTCCTTTAGAGGAGGCTAAGAAAGATAAACGGTATAAGGCTTCTGCTCGTAAAAAGTTAGATGCTGATAATATTCTTTACCCTCTTAATAGTCCTACTAGTCGTCAGCAGCAGGAAGAATATTTGTATGACGAGGAACGTACTGTTGTTTTCGAGTTTTATGACATTGCAAATAATACGATTTCTGTTTTGTCCCAGTCAGGTGACGAGTTTCTTGTAGATCCGACACCTATGCCTTATGCTTATGGTCAACCTTTTGTAATGTTACGGAATTATGACGTTCCTGACTATTTTTATCCAATGGGTGATCTGGAAGCAATTGAGTCTTTACAACTTGAATTAGATAAGACTCGTACTCAACTTGTTAATGCTCGTAAACGTTACGCAAGAAAGTATTTGTATCACGAACGTTCTTTTGGTCCTGAGGGTCGTGAAGCGTTAGCGTCTGATCAGGATGGTCGTCTTGTTCCTGTAGTTGAGGAGAATAAACCGTTGAGTGAAACGGTTATTCCGATGCCTCAAACTCCTTTGTCTCCTGAGATTTATCAGTACAGCGACATTATTGAAACTGATATTAATACTGTTTCTGGTGTTTCTGAATATGCTCGCGGTCAGATGCCTGAGACTCGTCGTACTGCTACTGAAGCGTCCATTATTGCTGATGCTGGTAATGCCCGCGCAGCGGACAAATTGGCAACTGTTGAACTTGGTATCGGCTATGTTGCTCGCAGAGTGTTGCAGGTTATGCAACAATTTATGACTGGTGAGCAGATGGCTCGTGTCGCTCAGAAAGGTGGAGGGGATTTGTTTGTTCCTTACACCCGTGAGGACATTATAGGTGAATACGATTTTAGTGTTGAGGCTGGTTCAACTCAGCCGATGAATGACACTATCCGTAAACAGCAGGCTGTTTCATTATTGAATGCGATGGCTCCGCTTGTGGGAACAGTAGTTGATCCCGCAGCCTTAGCAAAACATGTTTTAACTATGGGATTTGATATTAAAGATCCTGACAAATTTATTATTCAGCAGCAAACTCCGCAAGACATGGAAGTTGCTGCTGCGGAGGCAGGTGCAGCGCCTACACCATTTGGTCAAACGCCTATGCCTGAAAGTCCCGACATGGGAGCGTTTGCTCCCACCGGCGGCGTACCTCCAGAGTTGTTGGCTCAATTACAGGGTCAAATGGGGTTGGAACTTCCAGCCTTATAACGGGACAGAGTTCCCGAATAGTATAGGAGCAGCCTTTTAGGACTCCGAGGAGAAAAAGAATATGGAAGAGGATGTATTGGAATCCACTGAGGTGGACACTCCAGAGTCTTCAGTTGAAGTTACAGAGGAACCTTCTGGCGAAGCGTACACCGTAAAGGTGGACGGTGAGGAACAAGAGGTCAGTCTTGAAGAACTTCGGGACGGATACCAAAGACAGTCGGATTACACACGTAAGACGCAGGAATTGGCTTCCGAACGTAGACGGTTACAGCAAGCAGAGGCGATTGTGTCTTCTTTGGAGTCAGATCCAGAGGGAACCTTATCGGCTTTAGGTGATGCTTTTGGTGTTCAACCAACACCGCAGGTTCAGCCTCAACGGAGAGATGAATATGATTACGATGATTATTCTGATCCAGTTGAACCTGATGTGAGTGAACAGCGAATAAGTCAGTTAGAGGCTCGTCTTGAGCAGCAGGATCGTTTGCAAAAAAGACAACAAATAGAAAAGCAAGTAGAAGGACTTAGGGACACTTACGGGGATTTTGACGCTCAGGAACTTTACCAACATGCTTTACGCAACAAAATCGGAAATTTAGAAGCAGCATTAACGCACATGCGTTACGGCGATCTATCCGACAAAGCAAGCAAATTGGAAAAAGAGCAGGAGCGTGTAGATGCTAAACGTGATGCTTCTGTTGTGGAACCAAAAGGTTCCAAACAAACAGGGTCATCGCAAAAAGCCGTAGAACAACCTAATTCTATTCGTCAAGCATTTGCGGATGCGAAACGGGAACTTGCTTCATAGACAATAGTGAGGTAAAAACTTATGGCGGCAGGAAACGCTAACTTTGACGAGATTCTGTCAACCACACTGAAAAACTATATCCCTAAACTGACTGACAACATTTTCACGGCTAGACCACTGTTCTACGCTTTGACAAATGGTCAGACAATTAGGCGTGTTTCAGGTGGTGCAAATATCGTCGTTCCAATTATTTATGGAACAAACTCGACTGCTGGTTCTTACGCAGGCACTGATACTATCGACACGACTGCTCAAACAGGCATAAGCGCTGCTGAGTATTCTTGGAGACAGTACGCTGCTACCGTAACAATCAACGGTATTGAAGAAGCCAAAAACAATGGCGAAGCACAAATCATTGACCTTCTTGAAGGAAAAATTTTCCAAACTCAAGAAACTATTATTGAAAACATGAACACCATGTTCTTCGGTAACAGCACAGGCAATGGTGGTAAAGACTGGATGGGTCTATCGGCTCTAGTAGGTCTTGGTAATGATGATGGGTCAGCCGCTCTTGCGGGTATTGACGCTACCGATGGAGACAACTCGTGGTGGAGATCACAAGTTGCCAACATAGCAGGTGCGCTTACTCAAGCAAACATGGCTACAACCTATAATAATTGTTCAGTTGGTAATGACCAGCCTACAATTATCATCACAGGACAGGAAGAGTACGAAGCGTATGAAACCCTTCTTGAAGGACAGATCAGGTACACCGACACCGACATGGCTGACGGTGGTTTCCAAAATCTTCTTTTCAAGGGATGTCCAGTAACATTTGACGGTACTCTCGCTGGTGAAGGCAAAATGTATATGCTTAACACCAAGTACCTTCAGTTAGTAGCCCACAGCGACGTATGGTTCAAACCAACCCCGTTTGTGCGCCCAACTAACATAGATGCGGTTTACTCGCAGTTACTTTGCTACGGCAACTTGACAGTAAGCAACCGCGCCCGTCAAGGATACATGTACGGTATTGCTTAATACCCGCATGATTTGACGGCATAGAGGTAGTTTTCATAGGAGTAAACATGGCTAAATACGAACAGTATACTTACAACAAAGGGGCTAGACCAGCGGGGGAACCTGCGGCTGGTACCAATTTTAGAGATGCGTCACCACGACCCCAAACGGTTGGACTATCTCGTAAGATCCATCGTGTAGCAGACACGTCTGTTAAACCTGTTGCTCCTGTGGAAACACCTACTGAAAAGGTTATAGAACCTGAAACCGAGTAGAGGTTTATTTTGCAACTAAGCAGTATGCGAAGCTATGTCCGTGACATAGTTGATATAACAGCAAACGACATTTCCGATTCGACGCTAAACACGTTCATTCGGGAAGGGTACAACGCTATTGTTTATTCGGAGAAACGTTGGCCTTTCTACGAGGCTGCTGTTACTTTCGACACTGTTGGCGGGCAGAAAGACTACCCGATAGCAGATGTAGCCACCAATCTTAGTTTCACACACGATGGTGTTACTTTCTCAGGTGGATCAGCACCTTCTAACGTTGGTTTGCGTGAAGTTGCTTCTTTGAAAACAGATGACCATATTTTAGAATTTATTGGTTACGACACGGGTGACATTATTTACCCGTTAAACTCGAACACTCAAGGGAACCCTTGGTACTGGTCCATGTGGGCTTCAGGTTCAAGCGCTAGCGCTGGGATAAGCAACCAGGTTATACGCATTTATCCAACTCCGAGTGGTGTTAGGACTATTTATTTGCGTGGTTACCGTAACCCTGTCGAGTTTGGTGGTAACACAGCAATTTATCGCACGGCTATAGCTGACGCTAACACACCTGATTTGCCTGATCCTTTCAGCAGTGTTCTCGCTTTGTACGCTATTTACAGGGCTTATCAACAGCAAGAGGATGCTCCGATGGGGCAACAGTATTACGCACAATTTATTCAAGAGTTGGAGAACCTTCGGGCAAGGTTTGAGGACACTCCTGCTTCTCAGCCTCTTTTATTGAACAGTGTTCGTGCGAGCAGGTGGATGTCTCAATCTTACATGCCTAACCGTTTGCGTTATACTTGGGAATCTTAAAGGATGGCTTTAAAAGCACAGTCATCTGGTGGTAGTTCTCCTGAACCGTATCGTTACGATGAGAAGTCTGATTTCACGGGTGGTTTAAATTTTCGAGCTGACCAGTTTAACATGGGTGATACTGAATCTCCTTCCCTGTTGAACGTTTCTGTTGACCCCAGGGGTGGTGTTCGTCGCCGTAATGGTGTAACGAAAGTCAATGCTACAGAACTGTCGAATGAGGTTAACAGGTTGATGACTCATTACGAGTCGGGTCAGAATCAGATTCTTGCTACGATCATAGACACTGGGGCTGCTCAATCCCAGTTGTATTACAATGATGACGCTTCAGGGGATTTTACAGGTCCCGTGCAAAGTGACGGCACATATCCAAGATATTTTAATACTATTCAACCTCCCACTGCTGTAACATTCAATGGTTACACGTATATCAGTAACGGCGAGTTAATGCACAACGATTCTGGTGTGACTACAGCAGGGGGTTTGCGATGGGATGGTGCAAATGCTATTTCATTCATTCCAGATATTGATGCGTCGGATGGTCATTTCCCGTGTGCGCGTTATCTCACAGCGTGGAATGAACACGTTTGGGTTGCTTACACTGAGGAAAGCGGAACTGAATACAAGAACCGTGTCAGGTTCTCTAAAGTGTCTGACGCTGAGAACTGGACTGCAACAGATTACATTGACATAGACGTTGGTGAAGATGGCGATTTTATTACCGCTATTATCCCAGATCAGAACCGTTTACTGGTTTTCAAACAGAACTCTGTTTACGAAATTTTAGGTTTCAGCAGAGACAACTTCCAGGTGAGAAACGTTTCCCGTGTGGCGGGAAATCGTGACGGGTGTCAGCCTGTAGCTGCGACTATGGGTATTTTCTTTTGGTACGGGGAAAAAGGTTTGTATCTCATAGCAGATGAAAGCGTTATATATGTTTTTGAAAGACTGTACCCGTCGTTAACTTACGCTGTGGGTCAACCCGCTTTAACGTTAACCAACCCGCCTTCTCTCATGTGGTTCGATCAGAAACTGTGGCTTTCTGTAGACTACCAATCTGACGATAATCTAAGCGGATCTAATCAGATAGATCGCAGAAACACTTTCGTTTGGGATTATTCACTAGGCGATTTAGGTGC